TGACATTGACGTTGGGGGGATAACGCTACCCGACGAAGAAGAAGCTGGATATTTCATAAAGATGAAGCCGGACGGAAGCGGTCTTGAATGGGGCGGGCAGAACGTCGCTGGTGGTGAATTTAGAGCAGACTATAATCCCGACACGAGCGAGATAACACTATGGGCGGACTTCGCTACTCCCGTTGAGTTTGACTACAACGAACTGACTTCGATCCTGTCGATAGGAACGGACAGCGAATCAGAATTCCTCGACAAGGTCTACCCTGTCGGCTCGATATACATGTCGGTCAACAGCACCAACCCCGGCACATTGTTCGGGGGAACATGGGAACAGATACAAGACACGTTCCTGTTGGCAGCGGGTTCGACATACGCTGCCGGGTCAACAGGCGGTGAAGCGAAACACACGCTGACAACAGCAGAAATGCCAGCACACAGCCATGTCGTTACAAGGGCGACTACCTCATACGCATCAGGTCAGCAGAGCTCTTGGAGAGCATTGTCTTGGAGCGGAACGAACCATGATTATAACGATGTAGTCAGTTCTGAATCGAGCGGAAGCGGTAATGCACATAACAACATGCCGCCTTATTTGTCGGTATACGTTTTCAAGAGAGTTTCTTAAAGGAGATAAACATGGACTTAACAAATGTGTGCCCGCAGCAGAACTTAGTCCTTGTGAAACAGGGCGAGTATGGAATGGACCTTTCATATGATTATTCGTCATGGGTCGAGGAGTTCGGTCCCGGTTCTGTCGGATGGACTATACAGAGGAGTGCCGATCCCGGTGCGTATCCTTTGGCCCAATGCAGAACGAAAAGGTCTGCATTGGGCCGAGTTTGCAGAACATGGCAGAAGCTCCGAACGCATGGCAATCATACATTGATATGGTTCACAGAGATGCGGAGAAGATAGCGAATGTAACTGCAACGGCCGAAATTAATCCCGAGCCAGACAATCCGAGCGTAGAAGTGACGAAGGAAGAAACAGACACGAGCCTTGAACTGAATTTCCTTTTCAAGGGTCTGATTCCGAACATTGAATACGACGAAGAAACTGCGATCATGACGATCTCATATGAGATTATTGCTTAAAGGGGGGCAACTAAATGGCATCAAGTGTAACTATAAAAGCCGCACCTTTACCGAGGGGAGAATATTCCTCATCTGCAACATATGCCAAATTAGATGTTGTGTCATATAACGGTTCTTCCTATATGGCAATTAAAGCCGTGCCGACAGGGACAGTACCGACCAACACAACATATTGGCAGTTACTTGCAGAGAAGCCGACTATCGGTGAAGGTTCGATCACAACTAACATGCTGGCAGACGGCTCAGTAACCTATGAAAAGATCGCAAGTGGAGCAGACGCAGATATAGCGTTAAACGCTTTAGGCTTATCCATTGTAGACGGTAAACTCTGTGTAACATATGAGGAGGAATAAATGAGTATAACGACACCAGTCATCACAGACTTAACAGGACAGCAGATTGTTGAAGGACTCGCACGGCAGAATCTTCTGCTTGCAAGAATGGTTCCCGATTCTTCAGCTACACCTCATGCTACATTAACGGAGATACACGCCATAGTGCAGGCAGGCGAAGCACCTAACGTGTTCAAGGTGGGTGACCAAATCATGGTCAAGTACAACGATGGGGCAAACGATTACGTCCTACCGTGGGATATCGTCCATTTCGGAAATGCAGAACTGGAAGACGGCGAGACACTTCCTGCCATGTATATTCAGTCTCACTACGCCATGCAAGCGGTACAGTTCGACCAAAACGAAGGGTTCTATGTTGTACCGAGCGGCGGTCTGCCAGCGGGAACTTATTACTTCACGATGGGTAACTCATGGGGCAGTAACGTAGTCAACGGTAAGTCTTATACGTTCACGACTACCGAGTCCTACGCCGAGGGTGATATATGGCAGTTGGGCAAAGCCACATCAGAAGTTTCGGGACTGCCCGACAGCGCACCGTCAACGTGGAGAGTGAGGACTTATAAAGCAAGCGGCAGCGTGGTTGCAGGGCTAGCCTCTACGCCCACAGAAATCCTCGAACTCAGCGAGGGAACGACAGGAACATTCCTCGGAACGCTATCTTCTTCTACAAAGTATGGAACAAGCGGACTCAATAACATGCAGAGAAGCGCTTATGCATACAACAGGTGGAGCCAGTCTGCATTGAGACAGTTCCTCAATTCCTCTGCTGATACTGCTGGTTGGTGGACTCCGCAGAATCCCTACGACCGCAGACCCGACCAGCTGGCAACTATGAGGGGATTTATGGCAGGGTTTGAGCAGGAATTTCTTAATATCCTCAAGCCCGTTAAGGTCGTGACAGCCCTTAACACTGTTTCGGATTCAGATATCGGAACAAGCGAAACGACATATGATACGTTCTTCCCCGCTTCGCTTGAGCAGGAATACATTGTTCCGCAGTTGGCGAATGTGGAGGGCGAGTATTGGGAGTATTGGAGACAGAAACTCGGAGCATCCAGCCCTCAAGGCACAGAAACCCCCAATCCTCGTCATATCAGATACGGGTATAACGCACAGGGCACGGCGCAGTACTGTCGGTTGCGTTCGGCGTCTCGTGGCTACGCCAGCGTTACGTGGAGTGTTTACACTACTGGCACCGTCACCAGCTACACCGCTCTCTACGCTGTTCGGTGCGCGCCCGCTTGCGTCATCTGTTAATCATTATTCATCCCCCTCGCTCATGCGAGGAGGATACAGTCAGAGGTCTATTAATGAGTGTTCCAGTCAATCAAAGAGGTCAAGGCAAGTTAGAGGTCTGCACTAAAGCGAGGGATTTGGCAGTCTACACGCTCCAAATCACAAAAAATAAGAAGGTGTTTGTCGAAGAATATCAAGACGCCATAACCAATAAAATCATCAGTACAGCGTTAGATATTCACACAATGGTGTGATCTGCCAATAACGTTCTTGTGAACAGTAAGGAAGACTTGACGGAGCGAAACACCCTTCAAGAAGAGGCTTGTGTGATGTGCAATGTACTTCTTTCGTTGATAGATATAGCCAAGCCTCTCTTTCATTTGGACACTCGCAGAATCATGTACTGGGGGCAGAAAGTTGTAGAAGTACGCAACCTCATCAGAGCGTGGCGTTCTTCTGATATCAAGCGGTATGCTCCTTTGTATAAAGGGACGTAGGCTGTACACAGAACTGTCGGTTGCGTTCGGCGAATCGTGGCAACGCCAACAATACATGGAATGTAAACACTACTGGCAACGTCAACTACGACAACGCTTACAGCGCTTATCGGTGCGCGCCCGATTGTACCTATCAAGAGTTGTTGACCCACCGCATAGCGGTGAGGGTACTTGAGTATAGGGGCAAGGAGCCGAAATCCCTGCCGTAAGGCAAAACAATAATCCCATGACGGACATGACTTTTAAAAGCCAGTTGGACTATTAGCATGGAATCTTTTGATATTGAAGCGGTCATAGGATATGAAGCGTTATATGATTCAATCCGCAAGTGCCGCAAGGGAGTTGGATGGAAGGACAGCGTGGCGAGTTACAGCCTTAACGCTATAGAAAGAACATTGACCTTACACAGAAAACTTCATGACGGCACATACAGATCAAGACCGCCCGTTAAGTTTTGGGTTACATCTCCGAAGCCGAGGGAGATAGCAAGTATTACTTTCGGCGACAGAGTGTATCAGCGGAGTTTGAACGACAATGCGGTATACCCCATGATGAGCAGATCTTTTATTTATGACAATTACGCCTGTCAAAAGGGCAAAGGAACAGACAAGGCAAGAGAGCGCCTTAAAGAGTTCCTTCGCTCTTATTACCGCAAGCACGGTGTTCATGGTTATGTAGCGCAGTTCGACATAAAAGGGTTTTACCCGAACATGAACCATATCGTCACAGAAGACACATTCCGCAAACGCTTGCCTACGGATATTTACAACATGGTCGCGACCATATTGCGGGAGCAGTATGACACCGACAAGGGATATAACGCGGGGAGCCAATTGATACAGATAGCAGGCATATCCATATTGGATGGGTATGACCACTTTGCAAAAGAACAGTTACACGCTAAACATTATCTGCGCTACATGGACGACTTTCTTATCATCAGTGACGACAGAGAGTATTTGGAAATGTGCGCAGAAAGGACAAGAGGGTACATGGCAAACCTCTGCTTTGAGTTGAACGAGAAGCGCACAAGGATATATCCGATATCTGAGGGGATAGAGTTCTTAGGCTTTCGCTTCCAGTTAACAGAAACAGGCAAGGTGCTGATGCTTCTTAAGTCGGACAACGTGAAACGGCAAAGGAGAAAACTAAAACGCCTCGTCGCAAAAGCAAAACGTGGAGAGATACCAAAGGATAAGGTCGACGAGTCTTACATGGCGTGGCGTAACCACGCAAGCAAAGGCAACACGTTCGGCTTATTGCAAAGAATTGACAAATACTATAAAGGACTGTGGACAGATGAATAATGAAAATGTGCTCAAACGAATCACTATGAATTTGGCAGACAAGGCTGACCTCGAAAATGCGTTAGCCCTCGTCAACAACCTAAATGCCATAGTTGACTATGTTGCAATGATGACGGATGTAGAAATCCCTACCGAGGAGGATAACAATGAGTCCGAAATTTAACAGAGTTAAACGTTACTATGACAGCGGTCTGTGGAACAAAGAGATGGTGCACAACGCTGTAATTAAAGGTTGGATAACAGCCGAGGAATACGCCGAGATTGTAGGAGAGCCGTACGATGAGTGAAGCAATAATAGTGGCTCTCATAACAGCCGGAGCCTCAGTTCTTTGCCAGCTCGCGATCGCAAGGACACAGCATGAAAAAGACAAGAC